TCGGCGCTGACAGTCCTAAGACCAGCATCGCCGTTATAACGAAAGAAGGGAAGAAGTACGAAAAATATTGCACGTTCTGCTACCAACGCTTTAGTTATAGTGTGGTCGGGATGTGACTCCCAGGCTGATCTGAGTCGGAGTGCTTCCGCTTCAGCCTGAGGGTCAACCCCAATTGAATTAGCAATGTACCCAAGAGCAAGGTCATGTTTTATTTCATCCTGAACATTAAGTTCTAATAGTTTTCTGGCGCTTTCTGGAACGTCTTTTTCAAGACCTTCTTTAATGAATTCCCCAACAGGGAGCTCCATGTGCCGTAAAGCGAGAGCACGTCTAATAGCATCTTCTGCTTCATGTTTCAGTTCTCCAGCTGTGGTTTGTACTGGCGTCCATGTCCGGCGCCTTTCGATTAATTTATCATATGGTGTTTTCATTCTTGACAATCAACGTCGGTATCTTTTAATGCTGCATACGCATCGCTCTTGTCCTGCACGTCTCCCATTACTTGAAGGCTATAGTATAAGGAGGTCTGGGGTGAATTCAACCACTCTTGCACGAACGCATTGTCGTAGGTTACTACATCACTCCAAGAGTTGAATGAGTATCCGTGAAGAAGTCCTGTTATATCTAACATTTTCATTAGTTCGTCGGCGACCTTCTTATAAGCATCCCAACCAACTTCACTAGCGATCTCTACATCGCCATATTCATAAGTTTGTACACCAAACGTGCCACTGTC